GGAAAAGAGTTGAACTCCTATAAGTACAATCGACCAGAAGTAAACCTTTGGGATTACCGTTTTCGTTTAACGAAAAACGGGCCCAATGGTGTACCAAAAGTCGAGAGTGCTATAGGAGAGGCAAAGTTACTATTAAATAGTAACCTTAGATATTCATTCCTTCGCATATGCGAAGAAATGAATTGTTCTTATCTTTTTGATTATTTGTCAGCTTTGGTCTCAGACCAAGCTACACCTAATTCAGAAGATAATCCTGAGGATGCTATATATTTAAGAAAGTTGGTAAAAGTTCCAGATTCTGGTTTTAAAACCAGAATCGTGGCAATCGTCGATTTCTGGACACAATTGATAATGCTCCCAGTAAGGGAACACGTTCAATATGTGATAAAATCCAAATTCAGTAATACTGATTTTAGATTAAACCAAGACCGTGGAGTAAAATCCATGGTCGAGTTCCAGAATCGATGTTTGGAGGGAGACCAGCAGAATGGCATAACCTTAGATGCTAAGCATCTAAAGTTTTATGACATATCTAGCTGGACTGATAGGTTCCACCGTGATCTTCAAAAGAAGGTTATGGCAGAACTTTTCACCCCTCGACTTGCAGAAGCATGGGCACAACTTGTTGTGCACTGCGACTGGTACTCACCTGACCTGAAACGTACAATTAAGTACGGTCAAGGTCAAGGTATGGGTACTAACGGAAGCTTCGATATTGCAACTTTAACCGATCACTTATTCATAAATTTTATTTATGATGAAGTGTCTCACTTGAAAGGAATATTCCCCTCAAATGAGTGTTACGGTAAAGTGGGAGATGATCTCTGGATCTATGATCCAGAAAATCTTATCCTTGAATTTTATGGGAAGATTAATCTTCCGATAAATCTCAGCAAATCGAAAACTTTTAATCGGAACTCTATTGCAGAATTCTGCTCTAGAACTTTCCGAGATGGGGTAGATGTTAGTAGAATTTCTCCTAATATCATCTCCCGTTCAAAAGATTTCCGTTACATTCCGACTCTCTTAGCTATATGCGCAAACCGGAATATCCAATTGGATAGTTCGTCTTTCGAATCTCTTCAACGTAAGTTGAAAGGTTCCGAAGAAACGTATCTTGATAAACTTCAAGATTGGTTAATCTCCTTAATGGTGATTGGAAAGTATGAAAATTCTTCATACTTCCAATCTCTATCAGAAGATTACCTTGAAGCAGGTAACTGGTTAACCAGCAATCGCTTACGCGACTTTCTGGGGGACCAACAACTTGCCGCTAGGCTTATGATCTGTCACAGTATTGTGAAGATCGCCAAAGCGAAAGAGGACATCAAGAATAAGATATTCGAAAATGTATTCGCAATGGAAGACTGGGGTGATGATATCACTGAACTTAGTAATAAGTCCAGCAATCTCTTCAACCAGAATTCCGAAGCTTATGGAATAGCCTTAGAGGCTGTTCCAAAGCAGTCAGTTTTACTCCCAAGACAAATAATTGTCTTAGGAAGATATGCTGACCAGCGACGCTTAGTAACTGAACATCTCGATGAGATGGACAAGTTATCTTGGTCCATTGAGAGACCTGAGCAATTGCTCGAGTTTGCCAATGGATTAGAGGATATTGCAACGAAGTCGTGTTACGACGACGGCAATATTAACTATGATCAAAAGAAAGTATTTAATACTCAATTTGAGATAGTTAAAATCCTTGAGCGCGGGAATGAGGACTTTACAGTCTTCACTCTCGATAATTCGAATGATTTGCGAACAGTACTTCAGGAACTGAACTACGATCGCCTTAACACAGAGTGGGAAGGGATATTACCTACGTTAAACGTAGAACCCTGACACCCGTGTATCAGCTTTATAAAAAGCTATCTCGGGCCCGTTTCTGACCCTAGGAACGATGTAATAACAACGTTCCGTTCCAACACCCTAATGTATATT